GGCACCCAGAGGGTCCGGGCTCCCTTCATGAACGTGGGAGGCATGCCATCCGGCCACGGCAGACCGTGGTAAGCGCGGCGAGCGAGGTCGGCACAGAACCGCGTCTTGCCGATGCCTGGCTCGCTGGCCAGCACGGAGAGGACGCCGAGCGGAAGCCACTTCTCCCAGCCCCAGCGGATGGTCACGTTCGCCGCCAGAAGGTCGGCCACCGTGGCGTCCTGGTCCAGGGGATCCTCACTGGTGTCCGCATTCGGAACCGGCGGGGGGCCCTCCTTCGCCGGAACGGTCCCGACTCCGGACAGGTTGCGGGGCTCCGTCGCCCCGGACGCCAGCCCGCTCCTGACGGTCAGCCTGCTTTCCGCCTCGCCCAGCCCGACTGCTTCGGCCGCCGAGAGCAGGGCACCCTCCGCCTCCGCCTCGGCCAGCGCTCCCGCGCCAACCAGTTGGCCCAGAGCGAAGGCGCTGCGATTGAGCTGGTTGTTGCGGTCGCCGGTGACGGCCTGGGCCACCGCCTGGCACTCCTGCCTGAGTGCAGCTGCAACGTAGCTCGCCGGCGTGACCTGGGGTCGGCCCCGCTTCAGGTCCTCGGCATACTTCCAGCGACCGAGCAGCTCACGGAGTCGGAGCGTGTTCTGGCCTGCCCGGTTAACCTCCCAGGGTTCGCCTTCGATCAGGCTGGTCCACCGGTGCGGCCGTTCGGGGGAGTCCTCCCCCTTGCGTTTGAACGTGCCGTAGCACGCCCAGATGCGCTTGGCGTCGTGGCACTCCGTGCCGACGGTGGCCCTGGCTTCGCCCAGGTACTCCTTCGCCTTCAGCGCCGCCTTGTCCGCGTCGGTGAGGGAATCACTGCACCGGGTGTCCAGTCCCTTCAAGATCTGCTTCACCAGGTCCTTGGAGGGGGCGTCGTTCGGGCACAGGATCGGGTAACACAGGTGCCAGCCGTTCCCGGCGAACCCGATCACCGCACCGGCCAGGCCCGCGGAGTCGAGCAGTCCCCGGCAGCGATCGAGGACGGCCCAGGCGGCCGCCATTTCCGCCTGGGTGGATGAGGTCCCGGAGGGCCGACGGGGGTCAATGTCGATCGCCAGCCAGCGGCGATCGGTCACGTCCTCGTCCTTCGGGAATGTGCTCGACCCGGCCAGGTCAGGACGGATCGGGTTCAGCGTGAAGTAGACCCCCTGGGGGGAGGTCGCCTCCAGCTCCACCGCCTTCCGGGCTGCGTCTGCCAGGTCACCCGTGCACCAGCTCCTGGCCGATCGTGGTCCGTAGAGGGCCTGGATCGACAGGACGCTGCCGGGAGGGTGGAAGACGCGTAGCCATCGCTCCACCTGGTCCACCGGACTCCCGCCTGGATCTTCGATTGCGCTCATTCGAGTTCAGCTCCGATGCCCCCCCCCCTGAAGCATGCTTCAGGGGGGGGGGCAGTTTCGAGGGATCGGTGGCAGTCAGAACGGGATGTCGTTGGGGTCGTAGGTGCCAGTTCGACCGGCCGGCGGAACCATCAAGGTGGGTTGAGGCGGAAGTCCAGGTCGGCCATTCGGTGATGGGGTCGGGGTGACTGGCGGCATCGGAGCACCGCCAAGTCGTCCGGAGATGTGCAGGTCGTGGTAGGACTGTCCGGGCTGCTTCCCGGGTCGGCTGGTCTTGCTGCCCCGGAAGCGGACCCCCCGTAGCCGGCCGACACAGTCCGGGATCGCCACGGAGAGTGGCGTCTTGCCCGGTCCGCCTCCCCAGGTGTGGGCTGGGAAGCCCAGGGCCGCCATCTCGGCCAGCAAGCCGTTGACGCCCTCCTGCCGGTTGAGCCAGTAGACCTGTTCGACCTGCCTGCCGGCCGGCAGGACCTTCAGGTTCAGTCGCATCACCCGCATGCCGTTGATCTGGTCGAGGCTCGCGCCCTCGACCTCGAACTCGTAGTCGCCGTTGGCCAGGGTGTCGATCCCGGGCCGGAAGGCGTGCTCGGGGGCCGCCTGGGCGCCGTAGGCGTCCAGGTCGGCGTAATTGTTCCAGGTACCGTTGCCGCTCATGACTCATCCGTCTCCGAGGTCCGTGGTGCCGTACATGTGGATCAGGTGCGCGATGCACGTCGCCGCGCACCCCAGCGCCTGGCTGGCGCTGTCGAAACTGCAGGTCTCGCCCTTCGGCGTCTTCGCCAGCTTGCGGACGCCGTCGATCGCCATCCGGGGCAGCGAGCAGGCGTAGGGGCGGTCTTCCTTCTCGCGCCACCACTCCCACCGGCTGCCCACCTCCAGGGGCCACCGCCGGCGTTCGGCCAGCCACCGCCAGCCGCGGGCCCGGTAGCTCTGCCCGTCCTCCTCCTCGAGGTCCGCCATCGCCAGCAGGGTGGCGACCTGGGCCTCGTTCATCTCGCGCAGGAGTCGCTCTCTGTCGGTCATGGCGTCCCTCCGGAACGATCAGGCCGCCGGGGCCGGCGGAGTCGCCAGGGCCCGCTCCACCTCGTCGGCCTGGGGGCGGGTGAGCATGCGCACCCGGTCCACGCCGTAGCGCTGCCGGAGCCGTTCGGCCAGGGCCACGAACGGGATGCCGCGGCGGTTCGCCAGCTCGGCGATCTGGTCCACCTGCGTGGTCCCGACCTGGCCGTGCTCCGCTACCCCCCGTGCCCACTCGAGCAGTTCCGGCGGCAGCGCCTCCAGCGACGGCACTCCGACCGTCGCCAGCATCTCGGCCACCTCGGCCACCTCCGCACCCCGCCGGCGAAAGAGGGCCAGCAGCGGGTGGCACTCTTCGAGCTGGCGAACGGCCGCCAGGAGATTCGGCTCGGGTGCCGCCTGGAACTCGGCCTCGGCGGCCGGACCTGCGGTGTCCAGTTCGTCGGCGTCGTAGAGGTTGACTCCGCCCGAAAGGTCCGGGCAGTGGAAGCGGTAGCCGTTGGTCATGCACCGGGCGAAGAGCATGTTCTTGGGGCTCTTGGACCAGGTGGGCTTTTCCTTGCCCGAACGGGTCACGTGCATGCCCTTTGCCTGGGCGTCGGCCAGCGTGAGCCGTTCCACTCCCAGTACTTCCCAGCTCTGGGAGGCTCGTCGGCGGAACTCCAGGGCACACGCCTGGTCGGCGTGCTCGAGGACCCTGTAGTCGTACCGGCCCGAGGCCCGGATGATGGCTGCGCGGATGTGGGCCCCGACGATGACCTTGCCGTCCTCGCTGACGTGGATGTCCGTCAGCGAGGCGACGGGTCCGAAGCCCAGCTCGGCCCCGGCCAGAATCTTGGCCAGGCACTGGGCGGGCGGTCCGAAGATGCCGGCGCCAGCGAGACGCTCGGCCAGAGTGCAGTAGTCTGCCAGGCTTGTCAGGGCCAGGCGTGAGAGATGTGGGACCAGGTCGGTGCTCAAGGGGGTCTCCTCTCAAGTCGTGGTGAGTGCCAAATGCCCCGCCAGGGATCGAACCTGGTTCCGGTCTGTTGAGCCGGGTAGCAACCATGCCGGGGCCTGTGACTTCACGCGGCGGCCAGGAGGCCCCGCACTGCGATGATGCGGCCCTTGTCGTCCCGCACGGCCCCGGGGCCTGAATCCGGACTGAGCATGCGGTCGGCAAGCGGGTGCCGCCGAGCAATCGCCACATCTCTGGCCAGCATTGAGACGATGAGCATGTCGTCGGGGCCCAGGTCCGTCAGGGCTGGCACTCCCTCGAGAGGGCCGTAGGCGACGAGCGAGACCGGCACGCCGTCGATCGGTCGCACGGCCGCCGTCTCCGGGATCGAGCGGATCACGCCCACCGACGGCAGATTCAACCGGGTGCCGTCCGGCAGCAGGATGTTCACTTCGTGCGGCGTGTAGTTCCTCAGCACAGTCCAGGTCTCCAATGGTGTCATGGGCGAAAGGCCCCGCCCGGGAGTCGAACCCGGCGGCGGGATTATCAGCCCCGCCAGATCCCGTGATGCGGGGCTGGCTCACTCGTCCTTGCCGTTTGCGTTCAGGGGCACTGTCATCGAGTGGGCAGCCACGCAGCACACCGCCGAGGACGCGACTGCGTTGGCGTCGGCCCTGGCCCGCTCGGCGTCGGCCCGCGTCCGGAACACCCTGGCCCTCTCGGGCTTGGCCGTCCACACCCAGCCGCCCCGTCCCCTGACGTGGCTCAAGTACCACGCCACCGGTGGCCTCCCTCCTCCGGTGTGCAGGGGGCCGACGATGGGCAGCGTCGGAACGCACCCACGTCGCCGCCAGCACACCACCCAGACCATCGTGGTCTGCATCACCCCACCTCCTGCGAGGCGACTACGGTGGAGGTGGAGGGGTCATCCCGCAGAGCGACAGCGGCCCACAGCTCGTCAGCGGTGTACTGGTCCACCGGGCCGGAGGCGATCACCGCCACGATCCGGAGTCCGCTGTAGATCGTGATGTCCGAGCCTGGGTAAGCCAGCCGAACGCCCCGGGTGGCTATCGTCAGCAGGTCGTCACCGCTGGCCAGCAGGCACCCGCCCGCACGGGCCACATACCTGGGCAGCTTGCTTCCTGCCGGCGAGTCGAGTTTGAAGTGGCTTTGCACTGGGAGTCCTCTTTGCGTCCAGGGCGAGAAGGGCGACTGCCGACAGCGTCATCACGCAGGTGGCCAGGTGCTCGCTGCACCGCCAGCACAGCAGGGAGGGCCCGAGGATCAGCGCAGCCCGGGCGAGGGCCGCTAACACTGACCTCACTTGCGGCGCTTCCGGGGAGCCTTCTTGGCCGGGGCAGGCTCAGGCTCAGGGGCCGGACCCTCGGCCAGCGGAGTCGTGGTGGCAGCGGTCAGGAGGCAGGTGGGGCAGTTGATCACCGCGTCGAGGGCACCCACGGGCACCCGCGTCTCCTGTTTGCACCCGGGGCAGTGCATCAGGACCGGAGGGGGCACCTCCTCGACTACCGGCCCGTTGGCCATCGAGGTCACGCACTCCTGGGCCGTCCGGCTGAAGACGGAGGCCGGCAACTGGTCGTACTCGGCCTCCTCGAGGCGAGCGATTGCGTCGGCGTTGGCCTGGGCTGCCATCACCTCGGCGTGCCGCTTGTGCCGACGCTCGTCGGCAGTCTCGAACTGGCCGACCGTTACCCGGCCGTTCCGGATGTCGTCGGCGACGGTGGCGATGTCGGCTTCGGCTGACTCACAGTACTGGCAGTTGCGGAACATGTCGTCCAGGGGGCGTCCGCACTTCTCGCAGGGGCAGGGCCGTTCCTCGTAGGGGCGGCCAGAGTACCCGGGGACCGTGCGGCCGGGCAGGCTGGCCGGCAGGGGGAACGAGTCAGCCAGGGGGCACACGCCTTGAGCCAGGGTCTGAGCCTCAGTGCCGAGAAACTCCAGCTCGAGGACATGGGTGCTGAGATGCTGGCGGACGGCCTTCGTCTGCTCGGCGATCTTCGCCATCGCGGAGCCCACCGGGCCGCAGTGCGGGCCAGGAGTCGGAGGGCTGGGGATGCTCTCCAGCACAGCCATCACCTGGCTGATCTCGCGGGAGGAGGCGGTGTTGAGGTCGCGGTACAGGTCCGCCAGTCGGGTGATCCCGTCCCGGCAGGCCAGGGCCGACGTGGCTGTGCTGGCGTAAGCGGTCACGAGTGCGGACATGGAGTTTCCTCATGGACCAATGAAATGAGCGACAATCAGTGACGAAGCAGGATCAGAGGGTGACCGGGGCCGATCACTTGACCGTCAGGAAGATCACGCCACAGGCCAGGCCGACCACCAGGGCGGGCATGGCGGCAGCGGTCGTGAGAGCGGAGGTCACCAGGGCGGTTGCGGTCAGGAAGGCGAAGAAGGTCTTCACGGTCGGCTCTCCGGTCTTGGTTGCTTTGCGTCACTGAGGAGAGTATACTTTGGTGGCATGCCACCGTCAATGGTGGAATGCCAAAATTTGTGGTGGAATGCCACAACACTGGAAACCACTTGCAGTTCCGGCAGATTGATGTCAGAATGTTTCGCATGGCCAAGAAGAGGAACGACATGCCACCATCTGCATCGCCCCCACGCCGACCCCGCTCGGCTGATCGCCACCGGGCTCGCAAGACCATTAGCTTTCCGCCCGAACTGCTCGACCTGCTCGCGCAGCTGGCAGAACGCAACAAGCGGCCGCTCAGCTGGGAGGCGAAGCTGGCGATCGAGCGGCACCTCCGCGAAGCCAAGATGCTGCCCCCCGAGGCCGGGTGATGTCGGTTCCCACGCCTGGAGTCCCGCCAATGCCACGCCAGGTCGTCCGCCTGTCTGCCCGGAACATTGCCTGGCCCGAAGTTTGCGCCTGTTGTATGGGCAAGGCCGAGACGTACCGTGAAGCCACGTCCACCAGGACGAAGGGCGTCAAGGTGGTCCGCACCGAAACAAAGTCCTGGGAGGTCCCGTACTGCCTCCGGTGCGCTGAGCATCAGGACGCAGCTGCCGACCGCGACCGGGCGAAGGAGAAGGTCGCCGGGGCGAAGGCCTCGTACTCTCGCTCCTTCTGGTGGACCGTCCTGTTGCTCGGCCTGGGCACACCGCTCGTCCTTGCCTACGGCCTCGGTCTGCTGCTCGTCTTCCCCGGCCTGGTGGCACTCGCTGTGGCCCTGGTCCGTCGTGCAAGGTTGACCCGCCTTCGGACCAGCATGACTGCCGCCGATGCTGACGTTCATGCAAACACAAGAGACGGCTGCGTGGACGAGTACGAGGCGGTCGGCTATCTGGGCTGGAACGGCAGCATCCACCGCTTCTGGATCGAGAACGACGACTACCGCCGGCGCTTCGAGCGGTCGAACGCCGACAGCCTTTGCTAGCCACACCTGGTCGATCACCAAGGGAGCCTCCATGGGCTGGAAGAAGATCTTCGGGACAAGCAGGATCCGTCAGAAGGTGGCCCGGGCCACGGGCGTGCCGACCACCCGCGAGGGGCGGAAGCGGAAGTTCGGGGGCGGCTGCGCCGTATTCTTCCTGGCGATTGGCCTGGGCCTTGCGATCGCAGTCCTGATCGCGACCGTCGCCTAACTCGGGCTTGCCAGCCAGGTGAGCGTCAACGACCCGCTTGTTCGTTGTTCGTCTGTTCCAAAACCCTCACGTTCCGAACAACGAACAACGAACAAGCGGGCGGGAACGGCTTTGTCCAATGTCCAACTGTCCAGAAACGTGACGTGCCGGACGGCTTGGACATTGGACAACGGGTCGCTGACATCACTTGATCCCCGACCTGGCCAGGGACTCACAGGCCCGGCGGTGCGCGGCCTCGCGGGTCCGTTTCGGCCTGGCCGAGCAGCGGACCGGGGTGGCAGCATCGCCCACGTGGGCGATGCGCTCGGCCTCGAACTCGTCGATCCACTCGATCGTGGTGATCCGTTCTCCGAGCCACACCGTCGTGCGAAGCACGGCCCTGCCTCCGCCAGGCAGCGGGCAACCGATGTCGGGTTTTGCCCAGCGTCGTACGGTGGACGGCGCCACGCCAGGTCGGCCCAGTTTGCCGCGCAAGATCTTCGCTGCCTGGTGCATCCCGAGGGCACGATCGAGGTTGATCGGCGGCGTCGGCAGCCTGCTCGCGGTGTCTGGTTTCATGGTGTTCCCCCGTTCCATGTGTACAGGGGAATACTAACAAGGCGATTTCGGTCATGCACTGCATTGTGAGCAATGCAGCAGTACCACTTTTGTTACTCACGGATGGTCTGGGACGCGCATTTAGAAACGCGGGATTTGAGCGACGGTGAGCGCCAGTTGATGCACCAACGCCAAGGCGACTGATGCACGCATCATGCTGCATCAGTCGCCTTGGCGTTTCGGTGGTTCAGGTGAAGAGTTGCAGCTGCGAGGGTAGGTAGTACCCACGGGGGGCCTTCTTGGAGGACAGTACGCGGCCCTCGCGTACGAGGTCGGCCAGCGCGCCGCCTACCGTTCGCTCCCCATGGATCTTCCCGGCCTCCTCGAGTGCGGCCAGAACCCTGGGGGTAGTCATCCGGACCATGGGGGAGAGCACGGCGAGGACATCCTCCTGGCACGGAGTCAGGGCCGGCGGCGCGGTGATCTGGGGAGTGACGGAGATCGAGATTGACCACCCTGCCGCGCTCAGTGAGGCGGTGAGCGGAACCGGGACGTGCCCGGAACGGAGAAGGTCGGCCAGCAGCTGGTAGGCGCAGGCCTCCAGCAGAGACTGGGGATCGGGGGCCGGGGCAGGTTTGGGGCTGGCGGGCATGGGAGGGTCCTCGGGAGGTCCCACCCACGCTACCGGCGGACTACCGTTCTCGACCAGCCCGGATGAGTGACAATTTGTGCAGCGGGCCGTTTTTGGGTTCCGCCTGCGCCGGCCTCATCCCATCTCGGCAGCCACCTTGCTGGCCAGGGACAGATCGCGTTCTGCGTAGATCTGGGTAACACTGGCTTCGGCGTGGCCCAGCACGGCCTGGGCGGCCTCGAGGCCGTAGCGGGCCCGGACCGCCGTGGCGTGCGAGTGTCGCAGCTGGTTGGGGTGCCAGGCCGGGATTCCCTCCCGTCGGCAGACCAGGTCGATGGCCCGGCCCAGGGCTCGATCGTCGTAACGCTCGCCGGGAGCCTTGAGCTTCTTTCCTGGCTTGCTCCTGTCCCTCTGGCTCGGCTGGACCTTCGACTTGCGGGCCGCGCGCTGCCGCACGCGAAACTCCGCCATCGCCCGCCGGGGATCGAACAGGTGGTAGGACTGGTCTTCCCCCTCGCGCAGCTGCGCTTGCAGCACCTCCTGGGCTCGCGGTCCCACCGGGATCACCCGGCCCCGCCCGTGGTGCTCCGTCTTCCAGGTGGCTGGCCGGTAGAGCCAGACCACCCCGGAACGGTCGAGGTCGCAGGCCCGTAGCGACAAAGCCTCGCCAGGCCGGCAGCCGACCAGTTGAAGAAAGCGGACGCAGGCGCGGAGCTCGCCGGTCAGAAACGGCAGCGTCTGCTCGACCAGGGCAGGATCCACCGGCAGGATCGGGGCCGGCTCCCGGGCCTCGGTCCTGCCGAGCTTCAGCCCGGACACTGACAGCAGCCCGTGGTAGACCTCGGCCGGCACCAGCTCCTCCGAGGCTGCCCACTTCCATGCTCGTCGCAGGCACCCCACCAGGGAGTTGACGTAGGGGCGAGAGAGTCCGTCCTGGACCAGCCTGGCCCGGCATGCCTTGAGCTTCACGGGACCGAACTCCCTCGCCGGGCTCGCGCCATACAAGGCCTGCGCCGGCATCAGGGAGCGGCGGACCCGCTCGACCTGGGAGGTCTGCTCGCCGTGCTTGCGGTAATACTCCTGCGCCCACGCCCAGTAGGCTGCGAGAACCTCGGAGACGGTAGCATCAGGGGAGCGGTCCGGGACGGCACCACGCCCGCCGGCGAGCCACTCGGCCACGAGGCGCTCGTACTCGGCGTGGCTCTCGGCCGTGCCGTGGACTCCGAGGTAGTGATCGCGGCCGGACAGGGTAACGATTGCCTGCCCGCTGGCGCGGTGCAGCCGGTAGGAGGGGATGCGTGGTTTCTTCACGGCTGTCTCCGGCGGGTTTCGGTAGTCTACCGAAAACTTTCCGCCCGGTGGCCGCGTCCGGGGCTGGTGTCCAGACGCCGGAAGTCCTTTCCCCTGGCCAAGATCCTTCAAGTATCCCCGAGAGGGTTCGAACCTCTAACCTTCGGCTTCGGAGACGAACTTGGGAGGTTATGGGGGCTCCACCGGACCAGATGCCGGCGGACCGCCCTGGTCCGCAACCGGCATCCGGACAGCACCTTACGGCATGTCCCTCTCTGGCGTCAATCTGCACTGGCGTCCAGTGGCACGCATCACTTTGTACCGGGATGGGCTCATGCGCCGGTAAAGACCCGGTAGCTACCGGCGCATGGAAAGACCCCGGAGCAACGAGCCCCGGGGTCCCGTGAAGCGCAAGCCGTCGAGATCGCCTGGAGATCACGACGTGAACAGGTTATCACCTGCCAGCGAGTGTGTCCAGTCGCCACACGCTAAAGTCGTCCAGCACCCCACCGAGGCACTCGGTGAAGGTGACCGACCAGTTGAGGACGCTGCCGGTCTGGCTCAGCTCCTCGACGTGCAGCGTCCCCGAGACGGGGTCCACGCACCAGGTCCCGGCGTAGCCTCCGGAGCACTGGTACGAGCCGTCCGGAGCGAACGTCACGCGGTAGGTCCCACCCTTCCAGGCCATGCTCCACTCGCCCACAAAGGCCGGCGGTGGAGGTGCGGGCCGAGGTGGTTTCGGCAGAGGGGCCGGGGCAGCACAGGCTACGCCGGCCAGGGCGAGGACGATCAGCAGGGTGCGGAGCAAGACTACCTCCTTCGTCCCCGACCGGGGACAATCGGTCAGCGTCAGCAGGACCCACCACGAGCGGCCGGGGCAAAGGATCGGGCCGGGGCGAAGGACTGCGCTGGCTGGTAGCTCGGCTGGAACACCGGCTGGTAGCTCGGCGCGAACTGCTGGACCGCCCGGGGGGCTGGCCAGTGGTAGGCCGGGGCCGGCGCAACCTGGGGAGCTACTCCCTGCACTCCAGGGAGCAAAGTGCGGGGGCAGGTGCAGGGCTCGCCGGCCTGGCACCCGCAGGTGCAGGCCGGCGAGCAGGAGCACGACGGGGCCGGCGGTGTCACCCAGCGGGGGCTGGGCAGCGGCTGGAACCGGGGCGCGGGCAACGCCTCGGCCCGGCCGGCAGTGACGGCCAGGGCGAGGGACAGGATCAACAGGGTGGCTCGCATGGATGCTCCTCGGCTGGGGGCGTGACGACACCGCCGACCCGCGATTGCGAGTAGGTGGACAGGTCGCGGAGATCGCGCAGGGCTTCCTGCACACGCGGGTCGCGCAGCAGGTCGATCAGCACGGGGGCGAGCTTGACGACCAGAGCCAGGATCGTCGCCCAGGGCAGGGCGCCCACCCCCTCGGGAGGGGGGATAGCCTTGACCGCGTCGGCGTACTTGTCGGGGTTGAGCACGGGATTACCTCAGCTTGAGAACCTGGGGGCTGGCAACTCGCCTGCCCCTTCGTCGGTCATGGATCGGACGGCCCACCAGCCCCCCACGGGGCCGCGGTAAGCCTCCTCGGGGAAGACGCAGCGGCCCCGCAGCCCCCAGTCTCCCCAGGAGTTCAGGTGGGCGATGCCGAGCTTTCCGGCACGCATGATCGGGGCGTAGCCCATCACGGCGTGGCCACCGCCACCGCCGCTACCGCGTGTCGGTAGCCACCCATCCCCGTCCGGTTTGTAGTTGTTGTACCACATGATGCCGCTGATCAGGCTGAAGCCGCAGCAGACGGCGCTGAAGCAGTGGTCGAAGGTCGGGCAGAGGAACGCCTCGAGCACCTTGAACCGCTTGCGATCCTCGGCAGCGCCCGAGGCTGCCGATCGCCACTGGAGGTAGGGCGTGACGGCCACGCTGGAAACGCCGTTGGCCATCGCCTCGGCGATGCCGTCCTCCAGCATGCTGCCCTGGTCACGCCCCCCGGAGATCCGGAGATAGAGGTCGCCCCCGGACAGTCGCACGGTCGGCAGCCCCTGGATTGCTCGCGCCCGCTCCATCGCGGCGACCGTGGCCGAGCAGTTGCACATGCCGATCCCGTCCTGGTCGTGCGGCGGGCTTGGCAGGTAGGAGTCCTCCAGCGATCGGCAGTACTTCGGGAAGTCGGCGCGGGCGATCATGGGGGCAGACGGCACGTCGCCATAGATGGGCCAGGACCGCATGAGTCCGCTGGCCGGCTCCAGGTTGCCCAGGAATCGCTCGTGCCCCGTGTCGTCGATGATCGAGATCACCTCAGCCTCCGATCTTCTTGAGCAGCGTCAGGAACTCGGCCGGGTCGAGCGGGCAGGCCCCCTCATGTCTCACGCCCCCGTCCTGGTCCACGATGTACACCTGGGGGAGCTTCTTCCCCTTCGACCTCTCCAGGTAGGGCCGCACGTCGGCGGGAGGGTTGCCGTCCTTGTCCCTCACGTCCTTGTCCACCACCCGAGTCTTCCAGTTTTTGGCGTGGAGATAGTCCCGGATTCCAGGGTCGGTCAGCAGTCGGCCACGATCGCCAACCGCCTCGCCCGTCTCCTCGACCACCACCACCCAGGCCCGGGTGATGGGAGCCGGCGGCAGCGGGCCAGGCTGAGGGCCAGGCCCAGGATTGGGCGGCACCGGGATGGGTGGGATCGGCTCGCCGATCGTGACCGTCGCGCGTGCCGTCTCGATGCTCGTCTTGCCGTCCTTCTGCAGGACGGACCTCAGCTTCACGGTGTAGACCCCGGGCGGGGCCACGAACACCAGCCGGCCAGTGGACTCCTCGGCGTCCACCTCGGGGAACACGTCCCAGATCAGGCCAGCGGCCGGGTCGGCTCCTCGGGCCTCCAGCCGCACCAGGCGGTCACGGGGCACCGAGGACGGACCCAGGATCCGCAGCGGCTCGGCAGCCACCGGGGCAGCCAGGACCAGGGCCAGGGCGATCGCGGCCAATCGGTTCATGGGTTCTCCTTTGGCCGAGGGGCGGGCGCCCCGAGGGCCGCGTCGATACTGTGCGTCTTGACGGCGGACGAGCGAGCCAGCCGGCACTCTTCCGCCGTCCGCTGGGGGAGCGTCCTGTCGCCAGCCTCGATCCGCTCCAGGCCGGCCAGCGATCGCTCGATCTTCTCGCTCATGTTTTCCATGAGCGACTGTAGCGACTGGATCGAGGAGTCCATCCGGTCCAGAACGGTGGCTCCCTTGGTGAGGAGCTTGTCCCTGACCGGGATCACGACTTCCCGACCTACCCAGATCAAAACCATCCAGATCGCGTAACAGAGGGCGGCCAGTGTCGCCACCGGTACCCCCACAGTCTTCACCAGTTCGATCAGCCAGCTTGATTCCACGGCGATCCTCCCTTCAGGGTGACACATCCAGAGCAGCCCGTAGGTCGTCGGCAGTGAGCTGGACCGCACGCCCCAGGAGGAGCGAGGCCCGACTGGCAGGCACTGTACGCAGATCCTCGACCTCTGCGGAGGTCAGCAGTCCCTGGCTGAGCGCCAGGGCGAACAGCCCCTGGACCGCCGGCAGGTCGGGGCGGATCGTCTCGACTGCCCGGATCGTAGAGAGCACCTCTGACCAGAGCCAGCGGACTGACTCATCCTTGCCGGCGAGCCTGCCGAGGGCGGGCAGCGCCCCGACCAGGAACTCGGCACGGCTCACGGGTCCGCGAGGGATCCGCCCGCCGCTGTCGCCTGAGAGGTACTCGACCAGGCCGGACCAGTCGCCGGCGTCTGCCAGGGCCACGACCTGGGCGTCGGCACGCAGGGCGTCCGCGTCGGCGGGGCTCAGAGGGGTGGTGACGATCAGTCCGCGAGCCAGGTACTGGAGCGAGTCCACTTGCGACCTCCTCATGGGATCAGGCAATACTGGACGGTGTAGGTCCACGCGCCAGCGCCAGAATGCGACATCGCAATCAAGCTCTGATCCGCCAGAGCGCGTGAAACCGCCATAGCTACGCCAGGCCCTGCCGTTGCCGCCACCGCCGTCACCCCAGGGTAGACCTCGAAGAGGTAGGATCCGGTTGTGGTGATCACGTTGGGTGCGTTCAGGACCACAACCCCGAATGTGCTGGTAATCGAGTAGATCTGCATGCTGAGCGTCTGCCCGCCACCGGGGGCAACAGACACGTTGACAGCCACCTGAATCCCCCGCCCGTAAGGGGTCTCCAGTGTGGCGGAAACGTAGTTTGTCGTGGCCAGCGTGCGGGTGGTTAACTGAACGGGAAACTTTACGGGCAGGTTTCGCGTGTTCAGTCGCCCGTTCCGATCCAGCCAGAACTGGACATACAGGTCATCCGTGCTAACTGCTGTCGGCGTGGCGGACGACGCGCGGCCCGCCACGCCGAACCAGCCACCGGCAGCAATGCCCCCGGTCGGCGAAACATCGCCAGTGACCGGCAGTGGGCTCAGCGCCGAACTGCCGTCGCTGAGGCGGACGAAGACGGGAGCGCCAACGGGGGCATCGATCGTCAGAGATCCGCCCGAGTTCGTGACCGGAAACGTCCCACCAGTCCCCGTCACAGTGGCCGTGTTGCCCACGTTCACGTCGAGCCGGCCCGACACAAGAGACGACGGCAGACGGTCCGTGATCGCTTTCCAGATTGCACTCAGCCAGCCCATCAGATAGGAGCCGCCGGCCGGCATCGAGGCGCCAGTGATCGAGACGCCCTCCCTGGCCAGCGTGGCTACCGTCGTCTCGGTGGCGGCCTCGGTCGGCAGAGGCACGGACGCCAGCGACACGGGCACCGCGCTGGCCCGCAGTTCGGCGTCGGTGAGCCCGGAGGTCGCTGTGGATTCGGGGAGCACGTCGAGTGGCATCAGTTGGACTCCACTGCGCAGACCTGGATTGTCAGCCCCGACGATGCGGCATGGCCGTAGAGGGTGTCACCCGCCGCAAGCTGGGTCACCCAGCCGGACTCCTTGACCAGGCCGTGGGCCGGCACAGGAAAGTCCGAGTACAGCCGCGTGCCGGCTGAGTCGGTCCCGACGCTGAGCCGGAACGTGATCTCTCCGCTGGTGGTGTTGACCACGCGGAGTTCCCGTACTGTTGCCGAGGTCACCGCTGGCACGGTGTAGAGCAGAGTCGTCGAGGTGGCCATTACTACCGGCCCGACGATGCGTTCTTGCGTGTCGGCCATCAATCAATCCCCCACCTGAGAGAGTGCGTTACTGCGCTGGACTGCTGGTAGCCGCCGCCCGTACCCGTCAGGATCGAGCCATCGGGCGGTGTCGTGGTGAGTCCGGTGCCGCCGTTGGCCGGGACCAGGGTGCCGCCCAACGTCAACGTCCCTGCTCCGCTGGTGATCGGCCCGCCAGAGATTGTGAGCCCCGTCGTCCCGCCCGACCCGGCGATCGAGGTGGGGCCGTTGTAGCTCCCACCCATGTACAGGCCGCCGGTGAAGTTGAGGCCAACCGTGGAGTTATTGGCCCCCCGAACTCCGTTGATCGAAAAGAACACGTCGTCGGTGAAGTTGGCGTGTGCCGTTACATCCAGCACCACCGTTACCGAGTCGGCCGGATCTGACGGGCTGGGAGTCACCGACAGAGTCATCACGCCCACGTCGCCGGTGAACGCCATGAGCCCGCCGATCGCCTCGGCGGTCCAGACCATGTTCCAGGAACCAGTGGACGAGGTCCGTTGGCTCTCGAAGGAGGTGCGGAAGTTGGTGCTCCGCACATCGTTCGAGCCGATCGAGGTGTAGACGATGTCCTCGTGCCGAACCGAGTCCGCGAACGTCTTGTCCCCTCCGAAGGTCTGCGAGCCGTAGCTCACCACCCCAGCCTGGCTGACCGTGGCATCCGCCCACGACACCTTGGCCCGGCCGGCACCCGGCTGAGTGACCACCCCGCCCTGGGCCTGGTCGATCTCCAGGGAGGTGATCGAGGTGTAACTGGGCGAGAGGTCCGACTCCTTGACCGTGAGACCGGTGCCTCCGGAGGCACCGTCACTCCCACCCAGTAGCAGGACGCACGCCTGGGTGCCCGTCGAGCCAGACTCCCGCCACAGGATGCGGGCCGGTCCGCTGGCCGCCGAGGTCAGCTTCGTCGCGTCCCCAGCCGTGGGTGCGGCGTACCCGTGTCCGGTGTCAGTCACGTCCACCTGGGCGATCGCCAGCCCGGCGATCGCCGCCCGGCCCACGGCACCGTCGCCGAGGGGTTCGAGGAGGATCACGAACGGGTCGTCCTCGGCCGCTGGCTCGTCACCATCCAGAGCCGGCCGGCTCAGCCAGGCTGGAGGGGCGCCGGCAGGGTCGAGCAGAGCGTCCGTGATGGCCAGGCAGTAGCCGTGGCCGCATGCGCTGCCGGTGCTGTTGCGCACCAGGGCTGTGACGGTGCCGTGGACGGCATTCCCGGCCGGCCCGCCGCCGCCCGGCCCGAGCTTGCGTGCCTGCTCGTTCCGGACCACATCCAGCATGGCGTTCCAGTCGCCGACCGAGAGCCGCAGTTGTTGCCCCGGCGACCTATGCTCGAGCTTCGGCATCTCAGATCCCCAGGAGCCTGAAGTCGGTGAAGTCCGCCACCTCCTCGACGTACGCGTATTTTGGACGCGAGACGAGGTTCTGGCCGTCCGTCGTCTCCTCGTACGCCACCCAGACGTGTTCCCAGGCCCGCTTGTCTGGGATCCGGAGTTCCCCGTCGTCGGCCAGATCGATATTCTTCTCGTTCTTGCCGGCCGCGAACTTGAACGTCACCCGGACCAGCTTGTCAGGCCCGGGTGCTCCCGTCGCGCCGAGAAACAGCAGCTCGCCCGTGTCAAAGGAGAAGAAGGGGGCGTTGTTGACAGTCCCGACCATCCCCTTGACCTGCTTGATCCAGGCCAGGGTGACGAAGCTGAAGTTCCTGGTGATCGAGAACTCCAGCTTTGGCGCCGGCACGTCGCAGCCCGCCACGCCGTCCTTGCTCACTCCGATGGCACGGTTGTAGTTCGGCGCCACGCCGGCTCCTCGCGTCACGGCCAGGCGGACGTCTGTCCCGCCCGCGGTGGCCGCGTTGGAGATGGTCACCTGGCCAGGATTGATGACGGCCGTGATCGTCGTTGCTGCTGGAATGCCATCCCCGCTGATTGTGGCCCCAACATCAGCGGCCTCGAATGCCGCCTCGGCGCGGTGGCTGAACACGGTGGTACTGGTTACCAGCACGTCCGCGTCGAAGAACTGGCGGGAGACTCCACCGCCGCGCCGGATGAGGTGCCGGGTCCGCTTGCTCTGGGTGATGTGGATCGTCTGGCCGGTGGTATCGAAGGTGAACTCTGCACCCAGGGGGTCGGACAGCGCCGGCTCGGCCGGGGGCGTCCCGGTTACCGACTGCGGGTCCCCCAGGTCGAGGCCGTACTCGACCTGGACGTTCCACACGCCGCCGCCGACTGGATCAATCGTCACCCGCCGCCGGCGAAGTCCGGTGTAGACTCTTGGCGTTGCGGTCAGGATCGCCGAGTAGATGTCCTGGTCGTCGTCAGCTGCCGCCCCGATCGCGGTGAGCTGCATACTCACGGATCCGGACCGCTCCTCCCCGACCCGGTTCCGCGACTGCGGCTTTTCGATCACCCGCACGGCCATGTCTCAGTCCTCGAATACGGGTGGAGCCAGCTTGTCCAGTTTCTTCTCGACCGCCTTGACTGCGTCTCTGGTCTGCTCTGTAGCTCGCAACTGCCGCTGCGCTGCCGTGTTGCCAATCGCAAAGACCTGCCGGAAGTCCGGGGCCGAGAAGGCGCCCCGGGCCGCGTAAGCGATGGCCGGAACCCTGGGCGGCTTGGGTCCGGGCTCACCCGACGTGACCGACGCGGCTCTGTCGGCCTCCGCTTTGAGCAGTTCGACGAGCTTGGCCTTCGCCGCTTCCAGGGCCAAGCGAGGTCCGGCCAGAGCGTCACCGGCTGCGTCTGCCCGGTCGGTCACGTCGGCCAGCAGGTCCTTGACGATGGCCTTTCGCCGGAGGTCCGCCGCTTTCGCGTCGAGGTCCGCCCCCCGCCTGACCTCGGCCGCAAAAGACTCCAGTTCCCCACCCAGGGTGTCCTTGCCCAGAACGCGAGCCAGGTTGCTGGCCTGGCCCAGGAGGCCGGCGATCATCTGGGCAAAGATCTGCCCGATGGCGTCGGTGACGTCCACGAACACCAACCGCATACCAGCGGCCACCGTTGCCCAGGCGTCTCCCAGGTAGGAAGTGAAGCCGGACCAGAGCTTTCGAAGCGACAGCGTCCCCTGGAGCCAGGCCACGTTCAGTCCGGCCAGGGCGATCTCGCCGGCGGCGGCCAAGTCGCCTCGCTTCATCGCCGACAGGATTCCGCCCCAGGCTGCGACTGCAGTCGCAGCCATCGCCGTCCAGGCCGTTGAGAGTTCCCCGGTCAGCACAGAGGCCAGTGCCTGACCGGCCTCCGTCTGCGTAACGACCACGTAACCAAGGGCAGTGATGGCCGCCAGGCCAAGACCCAAGGGAGAAACAAGAGCCACAACGGCCGCTTTCAACGCAAGAATCCCGGTCAGCAGGCTACTGATCGCCACGCCAACGCCGGCGATCCCGAACCCCAAAACTGCCAGAGCTGATCCGGCAGCGACGAGGGCCGCGCCGAGGGCCACGGCGCCTAGCACCAAACCCTGGTTCTCCCCGATCCATTTGCGGATCGCGCCAGCGGTCTTGACCACGCCCTTGCTGAACTCCTCGATCGCGGCAGCCTGGGGGAGCAACGCCTCGCCGATCGCCAGCAGCGCGTACTTCCCGGCGGCGTACATCTCCGTGAACGCCTTGCTCACTCGCACTGCTGACCCGGCCGTCTCCCCGCTCATCACCGCGCCCACGTCCCGGGCCTGGTCGGTCAGCGCCTTGAGCGCTCCGGGGCCTCGCTCAAAGATCCGGAGCGTCTTGCCGCCCTGGCCGCCCAACAACTTCATCGCGAACTCGGTCTTGTCTGCCCCGAGAGCCAGGCCGTTCAGGGCCTTCCCCACCGCCTCCAGTCGCTCGGTCGGGGTGGCCATTGCCAGGTCGCGCATCGACAGGCCCAACCGGCGGAACGCGTCGGCCGCTTCATCCTTGCCGTCCAGGCCCTGAGAGAGCTTCTGGTCGAGCGTCTTGACGACGTCGATGAACTCCTCCTGCTTCAGGCCGGAAGCCTCGAAGGCGTACCCGAGGGCGGAAACCTCCTCCACCGTGGTGCCGAGCTGGCGGGCCAGACCGTCGAGCACCGTGCCACGGTCCACCGCAGCCTGGAACAGTCCGGCGATCGGGGCCAGGATCGCAGCACCGCCAGCGGCCACGCCGGCGCCAATTGTTGCCACGGTCTGGCCGAACGCCTTCAGCCGCTTCTGCGCGTTGTCGAGGGCGCGCAGCAGTCCGGAGTCCTTGCCCAGGAGTTCCACGAACGCCTGGCCAGCCCGGATTGCTCCACCGCCTCCTCCCTTGCCGACTGCCATGAGCCCCTCACTTTCCGAAACAGGTGTCGAGCAGTGCCCAGGCCGCCGCGTCTTCGAGTGGTCCGGGTGGGCCTGCAGGGGTCACCCGTTGCGGACGACGCCAGGGGTTGAGCTTCAGTGGATCGATCTGCTCTCCGGTCATCACCCGGGCGAGCCAGGACTGGAGTGCTGCTGTCCGATCCCACTCCTCGAGCCGTCGCGCCTGGGCTGCCCAGGTGAGCTGCCGCAGCGTCAGCGGCCGGGGGTCGAGCCCGACAATCCCGGCAAGTTCCCAGCAGCACTGCTCGAGCCAGCCTGCAGGGTGTTCAGCTTCGCGATGATCGCCCGATCCAGCCTCTCCAGTGTCTGGGCCAGGTTCTCCCGGATCGCCCGACCCACCTTCGACCGGGGGAAAAAATCCGCCACCGCTGCCAGCAGGGCCTCGGTGGCTGATTCCAGCGCCGCCCCATCGAAGCCGTGCGCGAACTCGACCGGCCCCACGTCCGTGCCGCGGGCCTGGTCCTCGATCAGGACCCAGAGCATCCGGACCAGCGCGGCGGGGTCGCCGAAGATCAGGTCAGCCAGGCCAGCCTCGCTCCGCAGCGCTGCGCCGAGGTCCACCCCGGCCTTCTCCCGCACGTCACCCAGCGAGCCGACCGTGAGCCGGATCGACCACTCCCGCCCGTCGCACCCCGTCCACTTCGCCACGACTCACCCCCTGATCAGACCCTTGAACTTCTCGATCGCCTTCGGCAGCTCGGCGGCGAAGGCCGGCTTCATGTAGGGCCGGGCCTGGTAGGTCAGCGGCCGGCCGCCTCGCAGCCCCGGCACGCGGATCGTGCCGCCCTCTTCGAGAACCCTGGCCCCGTCCCCGGACTTGCCCATCTGCGTCGGTCCAATGACCACGCTCCTCCGCTCGGGATCGAAGGAGAACAGGATCCCCTTCTTCAGGGTTCCCCGGTGAGAGTAGGGCGGACTTCCCGGAGGACTGACCCCCTTCTTGGTGCGGATCGAGGTCCTCGACCTGGTTCGCACGAACGCCCCGAACCTGGACAGGGCCGCCCTGGTCGCCTTGTCGGTGGCATCCAGGACGGACTTGCGATCGAAGAACAGCCTCTTGACCTGGGCCAGGTTGGAGCCCATCACGCCCCCGTGATGGTGGTCAGGACCGGGGCGCCAGCGGAGACGACGGCGTAGGCGGCGAAGTTGTCCGAGGCGGCTGGCTTCAGCGTGAAGTCCAGGTAGGACGTGTTCGCCATCGCCTGGTCTTCATTGCCCGAGAAGACGTTGAACTCGCAGCGGTAGCCACGCACTCCGTTGGAGTCCTTGGCCCCGTTGAGGACCAGACAGTCGAGCGGAGTGTCCGAGTGCAGCGCCGCCCAGATCGCCAGGAACCCAGCGTCGGAGTCTGACACCTTCGCCTTGCCGGTGATCTCCAGACCCATCATGGTCTTGGACTGCTGCTTGACCCGGCTGGCCCGACTGCTGGCGTCGGCCTCGTCCCAGGCCGCGTTCACCGCCAGGTCGGAGATGCAACTCACCTCGGTCCAGGTCGGGGACCCGTAGGTGTTGGTGTTGCGGTACAGCTTCGACGTCACTCCCAGCTTTGGCATGGCATCCCCCTGTTATCCGTCATTGGCCCGGAACGTGAACGTCGCCAGCGAGAGAAAGAGCTTCCGCTGTGTCAGTTCCTCGATGTCGTACACCGGATCGACTGCGGACTCCTGACACCAGTACCCGGGAACGGGCTGGCCCCGGGGGTCGTCGAGCAGGTCGAGGACGAAGTCCTGAACGAAGGCTACCCGCTCATCCACCCAGGACTTCGGAACGACCCCGGCGTCGGCGTAGCGCTCGACCACCAGGACCTGCACTCGCTCGTCGTGGATGTCACCGGCCCGGGTGCCCAGCTCGACCCAGGCTGTGCCGGCCGGAAAGACCAGCACCTTGCGGCCGGTCAGGGCTGAGGCGTCGAGGTCCACCTCGTACACCCGACTGACCGCGTCCGGGTCGGTCGGGGGCCAGGCCACCGAGATCGCGGTGACGCAGGCGTCACAGACATCGAGCACCCTGGCGGGCACGCTCACCCCACCTTCTTCGTGTGGACCCGGAGCGTCTGCCGCCCCGCGTCGGAGTACCGCCAGGCCGGCTCGTTCCCCGGTGCGATCACCTCGAACGTGAGCGTGGTGCCGGCGATGATCTCGGTGATCCGGTCGCCCCGCTGGGGGGTGACGACGGAGCCTCCGAGGATCAGGTCGGCGGCCGGGAAGAGGTAGTCGCGGTCGCCCCAGATGACCGCTGCCCCGCCCTGGCCGCCAGCCTGCGCGAACGCCGTCCTCCCCACCCAGCCCGTGAGGGTGACCGACTGCGCCCCGCGTGTGTAGGTGAGGCTCACGCCAGCTGCCCCTTGAAGGGAGTTGTTGAGCCACCGCTGGCCACGCGAGAGCAGAGACATGATCACCTCCGTTCACCTGGGTGAGGGGCCGTCACAAGAGACGTCACGGGGTGGCGTCGGACTGTACCCGGATCTGCAACGCGACGGCCGAACCGGCTGCGTTGGTCAGGTACAGATTGGCCACGTCCACAGTCAGGGGGCAGGCCAGGCCGCAGCCTGTGTACCAGACCAGCGGCTTGCTGGCGGCAAGCGTGATCGTGTCGTCTGGGCTGCCGCCGCTGTTGGTCTGGATGGTCAGCGCACCGTCCGCCAGCAGGAAGATGTGGGTGAGTTGGCTCACGTCAATCGCAAGGTTGACCTGAAGGTCCGTGGTCGAGCCTGGGACTGACACATCGACGACCTGGCCGGCCTCGGCGGTGAGCGTCACGTTCTGCGTGACGGTGGCTCCGCCTCGCGTCCAGGCGAACGTCAGCACGTCGCTGGTGGCCGAGAGGACGGCGACGGCCGCCAGGAGCGCGGTCGCCAGGAGCAAGAGGACCATGAGCATGGGACCGGACTCCGGTGGGACACAAGTAAGGGAGCCGGTGGGGGCGCCTGGGACACAAGTCGCCCCCACCGGAGAAGGGTGGCTGTTACTGCTGAGCGATCCGGAGACCCGCGAAGTCCACGTACACCGGGCCGGCCGTGGCTGTACTGCTGGTCTTCTCGAGGTGGGCCAGGAGCCCGATCGGTCCGGTCCCGGCGTCCAGCTTGAAGACCGTCGAGCCCAGGACCAGGACGCCGTTGATGTAACACTGGATGTCGGCGGGGTCCCTGCAGTCGATCCAGAACTCGAAGCGGTTGGCCACCGCACTGCCGGCAGTCGCGTCGATGGTCGTGTCCGTGGCGGTGACCGTCGTTGTGCCGTCCTTGGACTGCGCGAAGATGTCCAAGGCCCCGCCGTCAACGTGGAAAAGGACGTGCTCGGTGATCGCGTCCGCGTCCGTCGTGCTGGTGCCGTTGGCCACACCGACGCTCAGGTCCACGGCGCTGGTTGAGCCGTTCGCCCCGATCCGGATGATGAACTCCGCGATGGGGTTGGCGGCGATCGCCACCCGGTCCACCGACAGCATGTCGATGCACTGGGCTTCGTTGGTCGCCGTGAGCGACAGCCCCGACGCACCGCCGTACTTCTTCGGCAGGTCGAACCCACCGGCGGCCACCGTCCCCGTGGCGACGGAGAGGGCGCCGTCCCGGAGGAGGTCGATGTCGTAGGGCGGGTTGACGTTGATGTTGACCACGCAGGTCGTGTCAGCGCTCGCGGCATCCCCGACGATCCGGCCGAGGTAGAAGTCCCGGTCGTTCACCTTGCGGAACGTGACCGCGTTGGCACTGTGGTCCCAGTACGCGCGGCCGCCGTCCAGGAGGACGACGCCGGAAGTCTTGGTGAAGGTGAACTGGTCGGTCGTGACGAAGTTGGTGCGGTCGCCAGAAGCTGCCGCGTTGAGTCCGGAGTAGACGGCGGCCAGGCCGTCCGCCAGCTGCCAGCACTCGCCGCTGGCTACTGCCGCTGCTGCGGTGACTCGAACGTCGTCACGGCCACGAATGTACGATGCGTCTGCCATTGCTCAGCTCCTTTGCCCCACGCCGGTTGCCCTGACGGGGCCGGTGTTCTGGTCACTTTTTCGCGGGTTTCTTCGCGGGCTCGACCGACTGAAGCGCGGGCTCCACGGCCGGCCCGATCTCTGTCGCTGCAGTCGGAAACGTCACGGGCTCCTGGGCGAGAGCCGGAGTCGGAGTCGGAGCCGAGAACGGAACCACGTGGCCCATCCGGAGGAGGCCGTCGATGGCACCCTCGGGCAGAGCCGTTGCGTACACGACGTCGTTGGCATCGTGCCTGACCCCATCGACAACCACTGTCCGCTGGAACTGGTAACGCACCTGCAGTCTCCGTTTTGTGAGGACAGACCAGGTTGGCAGCTGCCAACCTGGTCAGAGAGTCACGCCGTGGCCTTGACCAGGCCGCGCCAGTCGAGGGCCTTGGCGCCGATGTCCATGCTGACATCCCAGCCGATGCCGTACTTGCCCTGCTCGAGCTTGAACGACCGGACCCGGGGAGACCGGCCCGTGCCGCGCAGGTAGCCGACCTCGATCGTCTGGGCGTAGGCGCAGGCCAGGTACCAGGTCGTGGCCAGCCCAGCGTACGTGGTTCCCGAGCTCGGGTCCCGGACGCCGTTCTCGAGGCGGGCGTCGGCCACAGGGATGAGGCCGTCGGCGAGCAGAGCGTTGTTGCTGCCTCGCTCGGTGACCGAGCCCGCAGTGCCGGCGATCAGGATCTGGCTGCTGTTGGCCAGTTCGTAGGAGAGGTGGCGGAGCGACGGCGGCACGATCAGGTGTGTCGGCTTGAGGTTAAGGTTGACCCCGTTCTCGGCGAACAGGTACATCGCGGACACCGCCGCCCGGAGCTTGTCCGCGGCCAGGGCCGACGTCGTCTTGAGGTTGCCGTCGGTCGAGTTGAACAGCGCCCGAGCGGTTGCCGTCAGCGTCGGATTCGCCAGGAGTACCCCGTACACCAGGTCGGGACGCAGGCGGCCGGCGGCCAGCCCCATCTCCTGGGGGGTGTCAGCCAGGGCGCCGAGCGAGTCGTCGATCACGTCCTGCTCGTCCACCTGAAACTGCTTGGCGTAGCGGGCAATCCGGTACGACTCCCCCACGTCGGCCCGACTCAGGTGGTCGGCCTCGCCGCCACGGGGCAGCTTCTCCAGACCGCTGCTCTTCGCGAGCCGGATCCGCTCCTGGGTTTTGAAGTCCCCCACTTCCGCCTCACGCACCCAGCCCACCGTGGTGTCTGGAGCCTCGAGGTACGTGGTCAGGAGCACGGCATTGACGTTGGTGGTGAACACGTTCGTCAACGCGCTCGAGCTGAAGGCCGCTTGGATCATTTCGGACCGGCCGTGGGGGGCGTCCCGGCCCTCGATCCGGAGGGCTTCCCGGCAGAGGTCCACCGCGGACATGTCGGCGTAGCGGTGAGCCGCCTCCATGATCCGGTTCCGGGTCGCGTCATTGATGGGGCTCCGCAGCCAGGCTGGAATCCCGGCCTGGATCGCCCTGGGGCTCTGGTAGGCGGGCGCGTCGAGGCGGCCGCCGGCCCGGAGAATCATCGCGCCTTCCAATGCCTGAACCGTGCAGTCGCGATCGTGGGACCGGACGTGGACGGCCGGGCCCGTGACCCGCGAGGCCCGCAACACTTCCAACTCGGTGCGTTCCACGGTCCACCCCTGCTCGATTGCGTGGGCCTGCAGGTTGACTCGGCGCGTGCCGACGGCGATCTGCAGGTCGGGGCCGGACGCGCACACCCGGCGGACGCCGGCAATCCTCGCGTCCTCGGCCGCGATTTGCCGGCGGTACTCGACGGCTGGGCTGACCGCTCCTCCGGCCCGCATGACTGGGGGTCGTGAGTTGGCGTTGGTCGGTGGCGTCGGCGGCTCCGTGGGGGCCGGTTCGTCCACTGCGTTGGTCGGCGGCGGGGGCGGATCGGTGGGGGCCGGCTCATCGTCCCCGGCCATGCACTCGTTGTAGAGCCGCTGGAAGTTAGCGAGCTGGATCTCGCTCAGGGTGGTCTGGGCCTCAGTGTCCCAGCCCATCGACACCAGCCATTCCTCGAACGTCATCGCTGCCGCTCCCTTGACTCGCCGGGCCAGGACCGCACTGGTTCTGCGGTCCGCCCCGAGCACGGTGAAACTGATCTCCCGCAGCACCACGCCGCGAGCCACGAGAACCGGGCCGGGGTATTCCCGCCCGTTGACTGTCACACTCTGGCCCGCCTCGATCCGGTCGAGGCGGCCCGGGTCGCCACCGACGGAGGCTTGCCAGACAAACCCGGCGTCCGCCTTGGCCAGGACGTACCTGGCCGCGTCCCGCTCGTCCTCGGTCGGGGTGAAGTACCCCTCGGCCACCAGCGGCGGAGCGAGCGCTGCCCCCTCGATCCGGACCGCGTCGATCTGCCCGACCACCATGTCTGCGTAGGCGGCGTGATCGAGCAGGGCGGGGATCATCTGGGCCGTGAGGTCCACCGTCGCACAGTCGATCACCACTGGGAACTCGAAGCCCCAGAGGCGGAGCGGCTCGCCGGTGTAGGCGGTCAGGCGGAACCGCCGGCGCTCGCCCTCGGTGCCGGTCGCCGCCGTCACGGTCACCGGGGCCCGGAGCCCCAGAGTCGGAGTCTGCTGTGCGGCACGAACACGGCGACCTGGTCGAGGTCGGGCACTGGCCTGGATCGTGGGGAGGTCACGCTGCCGCATTGGTCACGTCCTCCTGCGTCTGGTCGTCGGGTCGCACAGGCCCGGGTACGGGCGCTTGCCCCGCAGGGGGGCCGCCGGCTCCCAGACCCAGCTCGGCCGCGAGTGCCAGTTCGCGCGACCTCTGACGCAGGGCCTCCTCCCAGTCCATCCCTTTGCGAGCGTAGATCTCCGCCAGGGTGGTCGTGTTCGAGGTGAGCTCGAGGGCATCGGTTTGCGCGTCCTTCTGGGGGTCGATGCTGTCGAAACCGTCCCAGTGCCAGTCCCAGGACCAGGTGGACACCGGTGGCAGGGCTGGGGGGATCGCCTGGGCCAGGGCGGCCTCCTGGATCCAGGCCAAGAACACGCGGTCGATCACCCGATTCCGCAACCGGTCGCGTTCGACTCTCACCACTCGCTGGTAGGGGAGGTGATCGAGGCGGCCCGACGAGTAGTTGTAAGCCGAGCTGTCTCCGCTCGCGAGATTGCGCGGCACCAGGGCGGCCCGACTGGCCTCGCTGATCAGCTCACTCTTGAACTCGCGGTAACCCGAGATGGGCTGTTCCGGTTTGAACTGGGACGCCTTCCAGCCAGCTGGCAGCGTGAGCAGGGCGCCCCTCACCAGCTCGATCTCATCCATGGCCTCGACGCTGACCGGCCCTCCCTCGCCAGGGGGCAGGTCCGACTCGAGCACGCCGGCGAGCATGGCGGCCAGCTCGGCGGCGCTGAGGGTCGCGAGGGTGTAGCGGCGGAGCTGGCTGAACAGGGGCAGGGCCTTCGCCAGGACCGGGATCCCGCGCGTCTGTCCGGGTCGGAGTGGCTTGAACCAGTGGAGCACGGAACTGGCGGGCAGCTTGCGGGTCGCCCAGGAGGCGAACGGCTTCACGCCGCCGGGGTGGCTCTCCAGGAAGGTGTACTCGATGGGGTTGCCCCACTCATCCACCCGCACTCCGTCCGTGTACTTCGGATCGAGCCCGTAGTCCCAGGGGTCCGACACTTGCTCGGCCTCGTACAGGCCGAGGTCGAGGGTGACCGGCGTCATGCCGCCGACGGCCAGGTGCGGGTTGTTGATGAGGACCGCGAAGCCTTCGCCGTCGTTGAACCGACTCATCACGAGCAGGCGCAGGTCATCGGCGAAGTCGGCCGCCCGGGCCCAGGCGGCGAACGCAACCTCGACCGCCCGACTGGCCTCGCGGGGCTGACCCGGGATCGTCAGGCGGAGCCGTGGACCGGTGCCGACCAGGTCGATGGCGGTCTGCTCGGGCAGGCCGCCGGCGTAGCAGTTGTTGGCGGACTCGTAGCGGGAGCGGTCCCGCATCGTCTGGCGGGTGGACGAGTCCAGGCCAGCGTTGGCCGAGTAGCTGTCAGCGTTGTCCCAGTGCTTCCGATTGGCGGCGTCGGTCTGCGCGGCGTCGTAGCCGGCACGGATCCGGCCACGTCGTCGCGAGTGCGTCACGCCAAGGAGGGAGTCGAGGGACACTCACGCACCCCCCGGCGGAATCGCCTTCGCAGCCCGGAGGGCGCCCCAGCCAGAGCGGGGCCCGCCGTTGGCGTTGGCCCCCTCGGTGGCCTGCTGCCCCTTGAGGTAGCGATCGGCGGCGATGAGGTCCGCGATCGGCCGCGCGGTGGCGGACTGCCCGTCGCTGGCCGCCGCTGCCGGGTCCTGCGCTGCCTGCTCAATGGTGTCTGTGAGGTCGGCCATGTGTCCTCCTGTACATGACTATACAGGCGGACACAGCAGGAGGAACGGCGGAACTCCTCAATTCTCGGGGCCTATCCTACCGGTTGCACTGTTTTTTCCCCGGCCACCCGCAAGGCGCTCCTCTGTGACCACCCGGGCTCCGCACTCCTCGCACCGCCGGTAGCGGACCACCAGCCCACGCTGGGGCTTCCTGATCGAGGTCACCCGGTAGGCCCCGCCGCAGGGGCACCTGATCCCCCTGTCGGCGGTCATCCTCTGGCCCCCCGCTGCCGCTTCGACTTCTGCAGGTCGGACAGCTTCGTCGGCCTGGCCGAGGCCGGAGCCTCCACGACCTGGCCAGCGTCGGCCGCCGGCGACCAGGCCAGCCCCTGGACGGAGGCCGCGACCGCAGAGAGGACCAGACAGTCGAGCCAGTGGTTCTCCCGGCGGTCCGGACGCAGTCGCCACTCATGGACGGTCCGGCCCCTGCCGGTGGTCAGGATCGGGGCCTCGGCTGAGAGGTGGTCGGCCAGGAGCTGGTGATCGTAGGGCCGGGTGCCGGGCAGCCACAGAGCGGCGGGGCTCCCCTCCGGGGCGAGCAGGCGACCGGCCACGAAGGACTTCCAGGAGTTGGCATCGAACACGACGTGCCGGCCCCGGCCCGACGAGGCAGGCGGGATCACCCAATCGCGGCCTCGTCGCTCGCCAGGTCGTCGGGCCCAGTCCCTCATGGGATTCGTGGCTGCGCCGAACCCCTTCCCGTGGGAAGGCAGGAGGACGGCGGCCCGGGGGGATTGTCGGCAGAACTGGTAGACGGTGTCCGTGTGTTCGCCCCAGTTCGCATCAACCAGGCACCGCTCGATCGTGGCCGGCGATCCACCCTCCAGCCGAGGCCAGGACTGGCCGAGTAGCTCCTCGGTCAGGGCGCCGAGGGCGGCGAAGATCCGGCCGGCGTCTGGCAGACCGGGGAGTGCGTCGGCGATCGTGGGGGCTGCGTCAGCCGCCGAGAAGTAGGCCCGCGACTGTCGGGGCCAGGCACCGTAGTCCACGATGCGGCCCCCAAACCCCTCAGTCCAGGCAGCCACCAACCAGAACAGGACCCGGCCCTGAACGTCGACCCCGCACGTCAGCCTGGTCGAGTCCCTGCCCACCAGCCCACGGGGCAGGCGGTCGAGCCGGGCAGCCACGTCGTCGGCGTCGAGCTGGGGGAGGTCGCCGACTGCAGGGCCTTCGGACTGTGGGTCGTTCTGGTACTCGGCCATAAATCCGGCCGGGTCGGACAACTTCAGGTTCATCGCGTGCTGGATGGCGGACACTTCGCCAGGGTACTTTCGAGCTGGCCACGCGGCCTCGGCTCCGTCGTCCATCTCGGCCTGGCGACTCCGGTAGAACGCAGTCGCCGAGGCCAGCTGCTTGTCTCCGTTCCTGAGGTCCTCGACGCGCAAGCGGGCGTACTCCTCCCAGAGGTCCTCTCGCCTGGGCATGGAGTTGAGCATCCGCATCCGCTCTCCCTGCCAGACTGGGTGCCGGTCGCGGTCGAGCAGGCGGTCGGCCAGGTCTCCGGGAGCAACAACCGTGCAGGGACAGATGGCGGCGATCTGCTGGCCTGGACCAGCCAGTCCGAGCACGGCCTGGCTGATCAGCCGCTCTCGCGTGGTGTTCTGCGTCGGCGACCTCGCGCTCTCGTCTGTTTGCGGATCGTCGATCACCACCAGGTCGGGACGGAGCACGCCGCCATCCGGCCCGGTCGCCCTGAGTCCGCGAACCCGCCCGGTCAGGCCGGCCACCTGCACCCGAGCCCCGGACGCCTTCGAGCCCTTGATCGTCGGCAGGACCAGCTCGTTCTTCTCCCAACCGATCCGGGTTCGCTCGCCACCAGACGTCTGGCCTGCGCAGCGGTTCGCAATCCCTTCGAGGGATTGCACCGGAAAGCACACCTCAGGGAAGTCCTCGTTTAGGAGATCGTTCGATTCAAGCTCGACCCGCACCCCCTCGAGCAACTCCTCGGCTGCCTCCTTGGTTGAGCCCACCATGACAACGAACCGCCGATGGGCGTAGACGATCGCCCAGATCGCGGCGGCCTCACAGAGGCTCGTCTTGCCTGACCCGCGAGGCATGGCCAGGGCGTACTGGCCTCCAGCCAGCACGCAAGACTCCAGTCTTGACAGGACCTTCAGGTGGTCGCCCGACCACGCCAGCGGGAACCGAGCGGCAAGGTAGACCTCGCAAAACTTCCGGAGCGAGGTCCGGCATCTGGACCGCCGGCGAGCGTTGACCACCTTGGGGATCGAGCCGATGTCGCGGCCGTGCGATGATCGCTCGCGAGACCCAGCGGCCTGCCGGGCTTTCTCGCGAGCGTACCCTTCAGCGGATCGCGTCGGCACCCCTGGCCCCTCCCATCCGCAACTTGAGTGCGGGCCTAACTTACGTGGCAAACTCGGC